TAAAGGTGATCCATTATGGTATAATGGCACTTCATAATCACGATACAACGGAGAATAATTGATATGAAACTTAGTAATGATACCAGAGAAGTTCTGAAGAACTTTTCTACCATTAACCAGAATCTACTGGTAAAGAATGGAACTGTGATTGGAACAATGTCTGCGATGAAAAACATCGTTGCAAAGGCAACCGTTCCAGATACTTTCAATAATGAATTTGCAATCTATGACTTGAATGAATTCTTGTCTGCAATGTCTCTATTCAAAGATCCAACTCTTACTTTTGATGAGAAGAGTGTTCGGTTCAATGAAGAGGGTGGAGGCAGTAAACTAACCTATATGTTTAGTGATCCATCTATCGTGACTGCACCTAAAACTGAAATCACTATGCCTAGTGTTGATGTTGACTTTACTTTCACACAAGATACATTCAACCAAATCCTCAAGGCATCTGCTGTTCTTGGTGTGCCTGATGTGGTTCTAAAAGGAACTACTGGTGGTAATATTGAACTTACTGTCACTGACCGTAAGAACGACACTTCCAATGACTTCAGTATCATTGTAGGTGAAAACTCACCAAACGACTTCACTTATTTCTTTAAGGTTGAAAACCTCAAACTTCTTTCTGGTGACTATAAGGTAGAAGTATCTCAAAAGGGTATCTCGCATTTTGTAAATGTGAATAAACCAGTTGAATACTTTATTGCTCTCGAAGCAGCCTAAACCAGAAGGAAATATATTATGAATGATGTGATGTTGTGGGTGGAGAAATACCGTCCATCGAAAATCAGCGAGTGTATTCTCACTGATGATTTGAAAAAGACTTTCCAGACCTTTGTGGATGAAGGACATATTCCTAATCTACTATTATCAGGCGGGCCTGGCGTAGGTAAGACCACAGTTGCAAAAGCAATGCTTAATGAACTGGGCGCTACTTACATGATGATTAACGGTTCTGAAGAATCAGGCATTGATGTTCTCAGAAACAAGATTAAGAACTTTGCTTCTACTGTCTCTATGGATGGTAATCGTAAGTTTGTAATTTTGGATGAGGCAGACTATTTGAACCCACAATCTACACAACCAGCGTTGCGTGGATTTATTGAAGAGTTCCATAAGAACTGTGGTTTCATCTTAACCTGTAACTTCAAGAACCGTATCATCGAACCTTTGCATAGTCGATGCTCTGTTATAGAGTTTCGTATTCCTACCTCAGACAAACCTAAACTTGCTGGACAGTTCTTCAAAAGAGTGCAAGACATTCTCGCACAAGAAAATGTTCAGTATGAACCAAAGGCTGTCGCTGGTGTTGTGGAGAAACACTTCCCAGATTGGCGTAGGGTTCTGAATGAACTGCAAAGATATTCGGCATCTGGCATGATTGACAGTGGTATTCTAGTCAATATCTCAGAAACGAATATGAAAGACTTGGTAACTTTCCTCAAAGAGAAAGACTTCAAGTCTATTCGTAAATGGGTTGCAAACAACCTTGACAACGACCCCACTCGTGTGTATCGTAAAGTCTATGATACACTCTATGAAGAAGTCCAACCAGCCACTGTGCCACATCTTGTTCTTGCAACTGCTGACTATTCTTACAAGTCTGCTTTTGTTGCAGATCAAGAAATCAATATGCTTGCATTTATGATTGAAATTATGACACAGGTGAATTGGAAATGAGTTACGAACTAAAAGACTATCTCAAATCTATAAACGAAACAAAGGAAAATCTGATGGAATCAGATGATCCTATGTGGGAGAAGAAGTATTCCCCTTATATCATTAACAAGTGCCTAGCGCCTTTCAATGATACTATAATGTTAGTTAATGAGATGAATATGAGACATCATCTCGATACCAAACTCCAATATGACTTTTTACTAAATACTATTAGATCAAAGAAACGGTATGCGCCTTGGGTAAAGGCAGATAAGTTGAAAGATTTAGAGTATGTAAAAGAGTATTTTGGTTATAGTAATGAAAAAGCAAAGGCCGCTCTGAAGATACTTGATAATGAACAGATAACCACTATTAAAAATAGTTTGAATAAAGGTGGAAGAAAATGAATGAAATTGAATGGCATCCAGAAAAGATGCTAGAAGTTAAACTTAAAGAACCAGATGATTTTTTGAAGGTTCGTGAAACTTTGTCTCGTATCGGAGTGGCATCTCGCAAAGAGAGAAAACTATATCAGTCTTGTCATATCCTACACAAACAAGGTAAATACTACATCGTGCATTTCAAAGAACTCTTTGCACTTGATGGTAAAGAAACCAACTTAAACGAAAACGATGTATCTAGACGCAACTCAATTGCTGGACTTTTGGGTGATTGGGGTCTTATCGAAATTGTTGGTGACGCAGAGCCAAAAGCACCATTGTCACAAATTAAGGTAATCGCCTTCAAAGAAAAAGACGAATGGATTTTGGAAACAAAATACAACATTGGCAAGAAGAGAGCAGAATAAGTGGCACAATCGTTTTCTAATTTTATTACAGAACAACAACAACCTCTCAAAGAAGTTGATATTCAAGTTGCAGTTCTAACAAAGGTCAAATCTAAAAGTCCAGAGTTAGTTAGTAACATGATTGCGTCTGTCTGTAAAGAAAAGAAAATAGAATGCCACATTATTAATGTGAGAGAAGCTTGGATTTCCAAGAATGATTTAGATAAATCTTCTATCACAATTTCTAATGTTGATGGTAAAGATGTAGAGTTTGATATTAGTAGAACAGTCTGCTTCGTGCGGGCGGGCGTGCTTGAGGATGAGATTGGACTTGCAATCTTAGGAACATTTGAAAACGCTGGTGCGTTTATGATTAACAATCGTGATGGTATGATGACTTGTGATAATAAAATGTCATCTTATATTGCGTTTGAAAGAGACAATATTCCGATTCCAAAAACAGCACTTGTTTCTAACGAACAGTCAATTGAACACGCTCATCAAAAGATTGGTGGGAAGTTTCCAGTTATTATTAAAACAATTACAGGAACACAAGGTATCGGTGTTTCTATCGTAAATAATTATCAGAGTATGGTTTCTGTTATCCAATCTCTTTGGAAGTTTAAGGCAGAACTACTCATACAGGAATTTTTGAAATTTGATTACGATATTAGAACGGTGGTAATGAATGGTAAAATACTTGCATCAACTAAAAGAATTCGTCCAGAAAATGATTTTCGTTCTAACAGACATCGTGGAGCGACAACTCAGCCATATGAACTTAATGATGAAGAACGGCAAGCAGTTCTTTCTGCCGCTCGTTCAGTGGGTGCATATATTGTTGGTGTTGACCATGCTTTGGTTAATGATAATATCTACATACTTGAGTGCAATGGTAGTGCCGGTATTGGATCGAACTTTGGTATGTATGACATCACTATGGAAGAATCTGATGAAAACGATTACAAGGGTAAAGCAAAACCTATAGAAATTGTGGACAAGATGATCGAGTATGTCACCTCTGCACAAAATCGTAGACACTCATTTCCAACAGAAGCCGGATATGTTGAACGCATTGAGATTGAGGGATATGGCCCAATTCGTGCAAAGTTTGATACTGGTAATGGAACTAAGGCATCTATGTTCGTTGTGGATGAATTAGAAGTTAAGGGTAAAGAAGTTTTTTGGGCAAAGAACGGTAAAAAGTTTAAGAATAAGTTGATGGGTATGTCTCACCCAGCCCATGTAGGAAAAATTGATGAACGCCCTATCGTGCATTTGAGTGTTCGTTTTAATAACAAATTATATAACGATGTTCCATTTGGATTATCTACTAAAGATTCTATGTCAACTGTTTTGATTAATCGTGAATTGTTGACTAGATTCAAAGTGTCTGTAAGTCCTATCAGAAGATTTGTATTATCTGATTGGATTCAACGGGCAGAGCAAAACGATGACGATGGTTAAATAATGAAAGGAAAAACTAATGTTACTTGATGCTGTAAGAAAACACGCCGAAGGACATATTGCAAAACACAAAGCAAATGTTCTCGTATATCTGAATAATCCAGCAGGGATTGGT